ATAATATTTTTAAAATTCTCTTATATATTTATTATTGATAAAATAAATTATTACAATGGCTGAAACATTATTATCCCCAGGAGTTTTAACACGTGAAAACGATCAATCACTTGTTACACAAGGGCCCGTAGTAGCAGGACTAGCAATTCTAGGTCCTACAGTAAAAGGTCCAGTAAATATCCCAACAGTAGTTACTTCATATAGTGATTACGTAAATAAATTTGGTGGATCATTTACAAGTGCAAGTATAAAATATGAATATTTAACAAATATTTCAATTAATAACTACTTCCAACAAGGAGGACAAACCGCAGTTGTTACTAGAATTGTATCAGCTTCGTATGCACCTGCAAGTACAGAAATAAGAGCAATTATGCATGCTAATTCTGCATCATTTACATTAGAAACCTTATCAGAAGGTGATATAATGAATAACTCCGGTAGTGTATCTACAAGTGGTTCATTAGTAAATGGTTCAACAGAAAATGTAAGATATGAAATTGCAAATGTCGATTCGGGAAGTGGTACATTTAATCTATTAATTAGAAGAGGAGATGATACTACAAATAGAAAAACAATATTAGAATCTTGGGTAGATTTATCATTAGACCCTAATTCACCAAATTATATAGAACAAGTAATTGGTAACCAAAGAAGAAATTTTGATACTGATGGTGACGGAAATAGATTTGTACAAGTTACTGGATCTTATTCTAACAATAGCCGTTTTGTAAGAGTATCTGCAGTAGGTTCACCAACACTAGATTATTTAGATAGTGATGGTAACTTTAAACCAGCACTTACTTCATCATTACCTCAAATAGGTAGTGGTTCAAATCAAGGAGCATTTACAGGAGCAGCGGGTAGCGTATTTGGAAAAGGTGCTAATGGAAATACAAGATTAAAAATGTATGATGAAATAGATGTTTCTTCAATTCAAGGACTAGAAGCAGCTTACTATACAGCATCATTAGACTTATTAAAAAATACAGATGAGTATGATTTTGAAATACTAACCATACCAGGTGTAACAATTCATAATGGTTCAGTTGCTACAAATGCAGCAATTGATTGTGTTACACAAAGAGGTGATGCTATAGCAATAATTGATACTAGAAATTATGGTTCAACATTAAACCAAGCAATAACTTCAGCAACATCAGTTGATTCAAGTTATGCTGCTACTTATTGGCCATGGGTTCAAGTACTAGGAAATGAAACTGGTAAATTAGTTTTTGTACCGGCTTCAACAGTAATACCAGGAGTTTATGCTACAAATGATAGATTAGGTGCTGAATGGTTTGCCCCAGCAGGATTTAATAGAGGTGGTGTAGGTGGTGTAATTACAACTGAAAGAAAATTATCTCCGGCAGATAGAGATAAATTATATTTAGCAAAAGTTAATCCAATAGCTCAATTTCCAGGAAATGGAACAGTAGTATTCGGTCAGAAAACATTACAAACTGCAGCAACTGCCTTAGATAGAGTAAATGTTAGAAGATTATTAATTGAACTAAAAAGAGTAATTGGTGATATTGGAAATACATTATTATTTGAGCAAAATACAGCAGCTACTAGAAATAGATTTATAAACCAAGTAAATCCATTCTTAGAATCTATCCAACAAAGACAAGGATTATTTTCTTATAGAGTAGTAATGGATGATACAAATAATACAGCTGAAGTGATTGATAGAAATCAAATGGTAGGACAAATATTTATCCAACCTACTAAAACGGCTGAATTCATTATATTAGACTTTAACGTAACATCAACGGGAGTTGAATTCTAAAAAATAAAAAAGGCAATATTTATAATAAACAATAGAAAATGGCAGTATTAGACCCTAACGAAATAATGTATACCGCTTTTGAACCAAAAGTTCAAAATAGATTTATACTATATGTAGATGGTATTCCAGCATATTTAATTAAAAATGTAACTGCACCTGGATTTGAAGCGGGTGAAATCATTCTTGACCACATGAATGTGTATAGAAAAATAAAAGGAAAAGTCAGATGGAACGATATGACCTTAGGTCTATATGATCCTATAACTCCATCAGGAGCTCAAGCTATAATGGAATGGGCTAGATTAGCACATGAAAGTGTAACTGGTAGAGATGGATATTCAGATTTTTATAAGAAAAATTTAACATTAGATATATTAGGTCCAGTAGGAGATGTAGTAAGTGAATGGGTTATCAAAGGAGCTTACTGTAAAACTGCTACATTTGGTGAATATGATTGGTCAGCTGATGCAGCTATCAATTTAGATATCACTATTGCAATGGATTATTGTATATTAAACTTTTAATTACCCAACCCTCCATACCTTTGAGAATGGTGCCTTTTTTGGCACCATTTTTCTTTTTTATATATTTATATCCGTAAAAAAATAAGTTTTAAAAGTATGGAAGAAAAAGTTACAGAATCAAAATTTAAGTTCCCAACCGAAGTTGTTGAATTACCATCTAAAGGATTAATTTATCCTAAGGATAACCCATTATCTTCTGGTAAAATAGAAATGAAGTATATGACTGCCAAAGAAGAAGATATTTTAACTAATCAAAACTACATTGCTAAAGGTACTGTATTAGATAAATTATTAGAATCATTAATGGTATCTAAAATAAACTACAATGATTTAATCACTGGTGATAAAAATGCATTATTAATAGCAGCTAGAGTATTAGGGTATGGTAAAGATTATGAATTTTCTTATAGAGGTAAAGAATTATTTATTGATTTAACTACATTAAATGATAAAAACTTAAATTCTAAAGATTTATTAGAAGAAGGTGTAAATGAGTTTGAATTTACCTTACCACATTCAAAAACTTCATTAACATTTAAACTTCTTAATCATGGTGATGAAAAATCAATTAATAGAGAATTAGAAGGTTTAAAGAAAATAAAAAAAGATATAGTTCCTGAATCAACTACAAGATTAAAATATATAATTACTTCAATTGATAGTGATAGGGAAAAAAAATCAATTAGAGAATTTGTAGATAATTATCTATTAGCTAAAGATGCTAGAGCATTGCGTGAAGAAATCCGTAGAGTTTCACCTGATGTTGAACTTAAATACTATGGAGAGGATGTAGAGGAGGCCATCGATATTCCAGTAGATATTACCTTTTTTTGGCCTGACGCCCGAGTATAGAAAAATTTTATTTTCTCAAATACATGAAATAGTATTTCATGGAAATGGTGGATATGACTGGCACACTGTTTATACTATGCCTATTTGGCTTCGTAATTTTACTTATAAAAAATTAGAAGAACATTATAAAAAACAAGAGGAATCACGTACTAAACAAAGCAATACATTAAAAAATGATTCAAAATTACATAGACCAGATATAAATCCATCTAATGTATATAATAGCTCAATGCCTACTAAAAAGTAGGCATTTTTTATATTTATATATGATATAATCTTATATGGCTACACAAGAAGAACTATTTAGAGACCAAGAAATAAACCGACTTCAAAAAGAAAGAGTTGGAATTAGTGAAAGGCTCCTTGACAACATTCGTGGTGAGGGTGATGTTATAGAAAAATCTGTAAAAGATTTAGCAAATAATGCAGCTCAACGTAGAAATATTTTAGACCAAACTAGAAAATTAAATAGATTAGCTCAAAATGCCTATAGCATTAATATTTCAGATTTAGGAACCCAAAAAGCTCTAGATACTATTACCAAAAACCGAGCAAAAACACAAAAAATAGTAAACGCTCTTAATATAGAAGGTTTAAGATTAGGGTTAAGCAATAATAAAGAACAACAACAATTAGGAGAAACTTTATTACAACAGGTTGTTGCTGCTAAAGATTTAGTAAAAGAATTTGATAATATACAAACCCTTTCAATTTCAATAGGTTCAAGTAAAACTTTTGAAAATTTAAATAAATTTAGTAATTTTTTAAAAACATTTCCTTTATTAAAAAGCTTTTCAGGTCCCTTTGAAAGGGCAGCCGAAAAAATAGAAGAAGGAGCAATTGCAAGTGCAAAAGAAGCACAAATTGCAATTACAACAGGTAAAGGACTTACTAAAGAAAAATTAAAAGAATTTGGTATAGATAAAAGGTTACAAGAGCTTGCTAAAGGTAAAGTTTATTGGGGGACTGCAGCAGTAAAATTATTAAAAAATCAAGAGGATCTACAAAAGAAAATTATATTTCCACAAAAAGTACAATTAGCAACTGTTGAAGCAATATCTAGTGTTACTGGTAAACTAGTTTATGGTATTTTTAGTGTAGGATTTGTTCAAGCTTTATCAAAAGTTAATACTCTTAATACTGAATTTGCTCGATCAACAGGTCAAAATGTTGAAAATTTCAAGAATTTAAATACTAGTTTAACTACTTCTATAAATGTACTTGAACAAGCTGTATCCGCAACCAAACAATTTGGAGTAAATGCAGATTCTTTATTCGGACAAGATAATCTATTAGGAGCAACAGAATTAACCAAATTATTAGGACTATCAGCAGAAGACGCTAATAACCTTGCTTTAGCAAGTGATGCTTTTGGTAGAAATGTAATTAAATCTAGAAAAGATGCATTTTTACAAGTTGGAGTACTTAACCAATCACTAAGATCTTCGGTAGCAGGAAAAACAGCAATAGAAGACGCTGCTAAAGCATCATCTGGATTAACTGTAGCTTTAGAAGGTTCACTTGTTGCTTTAACCTCGGCAGCTGTTCAAGCTAGAGCATTTGGTTTAAATTTACAACAAGTAGAAAGAATAGCAGATGGTTTATTAGATATAGAAGGCTCTCTTACCAAAGAATTTGAAGCTCAATCTATATTACAAATAGAAACTAATTTAAGTAGAGCTAGAGGGTTTGCCTTAACAGACCAAATGGATAAAGTAGTTCAAGAATTAGTTGCTAATGAAGAATTATTATTAAAATTTACTGAAGGAAATAGAATAGAAAGACAAGTTGTTGCTGGTTTATTAAATTTAGAAGTTGATGAATTAGGAAAAGCTATTTTACTGCAAAGAGGTTTAACCAATTTAACAGATGAACAAGTAAAAAGAGCCGCTAGAGTTAATGATGAACAATTTATGCAGCTTACTATTCAAGAATCTATAACAAATTCACTTGAAAAACTAACATCTATAGCAGCTAATGGTCTTGAACCAATATTAAGAGCAATTGTTAATAATATTGAACTTATGGGTGTTGCTATGGGTGCGTTTGCGGGAGTTGGTCTTTCAAGATTGATATTTCAATTAAGACAAGCATTTGTAACAATAGGTCTTATAAAAGCAGTAAGTAATCCATTACAATTTGGACTTTTTCTAGCAGCTATACCTGCTATAAGTGCCGTTTTAGGAGGTATAGCAACAAATAGAGCTAAAAATGTAGGTGATGCAATCCTTCCAGCGGGTAGGGGACCTATTATATCAACTAGAGAAGGAGGATTATTCCAAGGAACATCAAATGATGATGTTTTAGTAGGGCCAGGTCTTGCTAGAGGAAGAAATAGTGGTTTATCAAAAGCTGATATAGCATCCATTGCGAAAGCAGTAAGAGACGGAGCATCAGAAGCGCAAATAAATTTAGATGGAGGCAGGGTATCAAACAGATTACAACCAGCATTAGCAATTAATACAAGGAAGTACTCAGTATAAAATATTTATAACAAACAAAAATTAATATTATGGCAATTTTAAACGATTACAATAACCCTAAAAGTGGTCAAGGATCACTAATTAGATTCAAACAAGGACAAGTAACCCCTGCTGGAAATACTTATCAAGCTTACGGTAGAAATGATGAAACTGCTCTATATAGTTCAGCTTTACATAACGAATATTCTACAATTGGGAATCCTGATGTAAAGCTTGCTAGTAACCTTTATAATGCATCACAAAGAATACCATCTCAAAATTTAGACTTAACACCTAACCCTATTGGAGATGCTAAAAGTGGATTTCAACAAAAATATCTTCCTAATCAAGAATTAACCTACGAGCAACAAGTTGAAGCAGCAGATATTGCAGCTAGGGGAGGTACAGTAAGTAGAACTCCTGCAGGTAACAGAAATCAACCTAATAGAGGTGATATTAG